TATACTAAAAGGATATCCCGGATTAGGTAGCCCTGAACCATCTTTACCAACAGTAAGTAAATTATAAAAACCGGGAGTAGTAGTACTTAAAGATGTTAGTCCCTGTACTAAAGTTTGATTTGATGTAGGTATTGTACCAACAGTATGTCTCCCATAGTCAATTACTGCATTTTCTACTTGAGTTATATTTATAGAGTTTGTTTCTATTTTCATATAAGTTCCTGCAAGGCTATCTAATTCTAAATCTCCACTAGCATAAACTTCTTTATCAAGAACAGTAACATATACACAATCATCTGTTGCTCCTTCAGAATCTTTTTTTACCATAAGCCTATCACCCTTTTCTATTTTTTGAGAGTTTTCTCCCTCTAAAAGAAAATATGCATAATTTGCATCAGAAGTTCTTACATATATGTTGCTATATATTACATCATAATTTTCTTCATCAGGCTTTATAACAAACTTATAATGCGTAGCCCATTCAGGTGCAATTTGTCTTGTTGGTATATTAACTTGTATGTTGTTTTTATTTGAAGATGCACTACAAGGAACGTGAAGTGAATTGTTGTTACTTACAAGAGCTGTACTTGAACGACCATAATCATCCATATAAACCATACCTACCTCATATCCTCTATTACTATGAAGGCTTCCATTTGCACTTGAAGACTGAAGTGTGCAAGAAGCAAATGTTACATTATAAAACTCATACACATCTTCTGTTATATTTGCTCCATCTGTAACGTCATTTACAAACCTCATATAAGGTAAATAAATTCTTATTGTGTCTCCTAAAGGTCCTGAAGGAGTAGAACCAATAAAAATTGGCTCATTGTTATTATACGCAGTAGCTCCTACTAAATCTGAACCAAGACTAGCACTAGCATATTTTTCTACACTATTGCTTGTTGCGGAACTTGCAGGAAGATTATTTGGTATAGAACAATTAATAGTATCAGTAAATGTTAACCCATCGCAAGAAGTATCTTCCGGTGAAGGAGCATAAACGGGTAAAATGTTTCTTGGAGAAAGACTCCCAATAGAGTTAATAAATTCTGTGCTTGTAGCTAAATCATAAACACTAGTATAATCTCTAATTAAATTAAATGAAAAAGATACGTTAACATTAGTTGTTTGAGAATCAGGAGTTATTGGACCTGCAAACGCTTGATGAGAAAAAGATATATTAAATGTTAACACAGCTCCTTTTTTTAACTCAAACTTAACTGTAGTTAAATTAAATAAAGCCTGACCATCAGTTGTAACCGAAATACCTCTACTAAGTATTTCATAATCAACTGAATCTACGGTAGCTTCTATCGTGTTAGATAAAACATCCTCGCTAATTAAATCAACTGTATATTCTATTTGTGTTTTAATACCATTTCTTTCTAAGTTATATCCATCTATATAATTACCATATATAAGCCTATTACCCATTATTGTTTGTGCTAAAGAAAAACGTGGTACGTTATCATATAATCTTAATATCTCAGAATCAGGTAGTATAGTAAATATATTGCTATTGTTAAATAAATATGTTTCAGTTGCATTATCTGAAAAACCTCTATCCTTTTTATTAAATTTGTCAATAATTTTTATTGTACTATTTTGAGCTTCTTTAAATAATAAATCAACACTTTCTACTAACGGTCCTCCTGTGTTATAAGATACGTTTGCTGCATTGTAAAAATTCTCCATTCCTTCGTTAAGGAAACTCGATGCACTAAAATTAAATTTTTTAGGAACAAATGCAGGGTCTGAAAATGGAGATGTTGCAGAATATTCTCCATCTGCATATTTATATCTGTACGCAAAACATATGTATCTATCTTCTAAATAATTATCTTGAGAGTTCCCAACGGTCAATAAATTAACAGTAGGTGCATACAATGGTGGTTTTTTTATAACTAATAATCTTTCAGCTAATAATGAAGGATTGTTTCCGTAATCTACTATTCTAGGTGCAGATAATACAGGATTGTCATATCCACTTTTTATATTAATAAATCTTGGTGGATTTATATTGTCTGTAAAAAACAATAAATCTTCTACTAAATCTACACCTGTAATTAAATATTTTGAGTCAAAGTTTAATGTTGTGTTTACATCATCGCCATCGTTTACACTAATAACGTGATAATCAATTATATTATCGGTAGCGTTATATGATACTATCAGGTCTATCTTTCCTGTTGGAAATAATGACGTAGGTAATCCTGCACCATCTCTAGCAAAATATGGGTCGTGAACAAACCAATATATAGTCTCGTTAGCCCCATCTTCATATGCACCAATACATTTAGCTTGAGTGCTTAATTTTTCATTGTTGTATTGTAGTTCAGTTAAACCTAAGTTACCTTTAGTGTTTTCTATTACACCAATCTCAGAGCTTTCCGTAGACCCCATACGAACATTGATTGCATCTATGTATTCGCCATCAGGAATAAGTCGTTCATCAACCGACTTATTCATTCTACCTTTTATGAAGTTTCTTGTAATATTCGCCATATTATTTTATCCACTTATCTTGACCTCTTAGATTCATTAACAATCGACCCGGGTGGATGTTACTTATTCTTATCTTAGCGTTTCTCAATAAAGCAGTTTTTCTCTTTTGTGCTCTTCGTACAACGTACTCTTGCACATTAAGTTTACTATTTAATATTGCGTATTCGATATATGCATACACATAATCTTCAAATAATTTATTTACACTAATCTTAGAGTCATCTCCACCTTCCATACCGTCAGATACATACTCAAGTATACAAAGCTCTCCACTCATACCTGAGCTAAAGTTTATAACACCTGCTGCTTTATCTATCTTAAATGTAGGGTTTATATTTGCTGTTTCTGTATTTAAACCGTATCGTGCACCGATAGCATAATCAAAATACCAATTACCTTCATAATAGTAACCTTCCATTCCATCAAATTGACTTCCCTGATTAAGGTATATACTTTTCTTTTGGTTTGTAATTCTATCTAAATCAATCTGAGAAAACTGTGGTGACAATGCATTACCATCAGAATCAAATAATATTCTATTATTATTATCTTGTAAATACGCAAGCGAAGAGTTTATCTGAATATTCTCAGTTAGTGGTCTAAGCAAACCATCCTTATATATATTTACCCTAACCCAATTAACGTAGTCTGAAGGCAATATGTATCGTAAAGAGTCATTCACATTCAACTCCAATACTTTAAGCTCTTTAAACGCATCGTAATTAAGTTCTTGTATTGCTCTCTTTGCGTGAAACAATACTTTAAATCTTTCCTCGTTATTTACAAGCGAGTGGTTTCCTGAATACATCAACATAAAGTTGTTGACTATATCATACAAGCTGACATATTGGTATGAACCCCAATTCGCATCTTCAGGAGCTGCTCCCCCATTTTCATAATATTGATACTGTGATATATATGCCATTATTGTTGATTATCTTTTTGTTCTTCTAAATTAGCAAACTGAACTACCTGAGCTTCTCTTATCTGTATACCTGAGTATTGAAGTATCTTAATTACTAAATTTACTTCATCATCAATTGGCAACTCAAAGTCTTGGTAATCTGATTGTGATTGGTCAAATACAGGCTGTCCTCCTGCAAGTGTACTATATGTCCACTTAGGGTCTTTAGGGTATCTAATATACTGACTAAATACCTGACCGGGATTGTTTATTGTTTTTGGCAATACTGTTACCGAATCAGTATTTAAAGAATATGCAGGGAACATCTTGCTAGGTGCAGTAAGCAATGAGTTAGCTAACATACTAATCTTGCTATTTGTTACCTTTTCTACCTCATAATTCTCAGGCTTGAATATTGAGTAATTAATACCTGAAGAAGGAGGAGGGAATATATTATCCTCTAGGTTTAATATGTCATTAGAAACATTTGTAATTATTGTTTGCTCTAATGATTCTAGGTTTACTAAAATGTCTCCAACAGCAACCACTCCTGCAAAGCCACTATCTCTCATCGTAAATGGCTGTGGACTAATCCCACTAATACCACTCTTTACAAACGTAGTATATGCCAATACTTTATTTAATAAATAGTAATCATCTCCTGTAGTTAATTGAGACGGTGTGAAGTATCTATTAAATGCTTTTTGGTCAAAGTTTCTTATTGTTGAGAATGTATCTATAGACTCCTCAATACCTTTTGTCATATCAGCATACTCAGACCCTGATATCCTAGCGTTCTCTTTATTTATAGCCGTATTGTAATCACTAAAGTAATTCTCAAAGATTTCTAGCTGTGCTTGCTTAGCAAACAAATTAAAATCCTGTGGAGATATATACCCATAGTTGTTCTTGTTAAGAACCGAAAAGACTGTATTTCTTACTGAGTTTATCATAATAAACTTTTGTACAAAGATAGCAAAAAAAAAGAGTCCGATGAAAAATCGAACTCTCGTAATATATACTATATATGCTCGTTATCCTTCTATAAGGTTCTCAAGCATTTTTAGTGAGTCAATTCCTTCATCACTCTGCAAGTATGATGTTGCTAAATACAATGGGTCTTCATTGAATGGCACAACAAGCATTCTTGTTTTGTTAGACGGTGTATTAAACCATATCTCTTTATTGTTTCTTCTAAAAGTCAATAACCCTTTATCAAAGAACAGTTGTACTGTACCTTGCACTTTTACTGTTGGGTCATTAATAGCATCTAAAAAGTCACTTGGATTGCTTTTAGCAAAAATCAATATATCTCTTTTTAATTCAGCAGTAGATATCTTAGAGGTATCTTTTCCAAATAATACACGAGATAATGATTCAATCTGTTCAATAGATAATTTACTTGCCTCAACAAGTGCATCTACCTCTAAGTTAAGAAACTCAACTTCTTCTTCTGCGTCTTTAGCTTCATTAACTTCTACAAATCTAACACCATTCATAGGGTGATAATGTAAAAATTCTTGAAGTACAGGATTATTTGAAGGAACGTGAAGCATACCATCTTCAAATACAACAGGCTCTAAAATAAGATTGCCATCTTGCTCATCCTC